GAATTTGTGGCAACATGAGCCAAGCACTCCAGACTTATTCTTTAACAGCCCCTGGCTTTCAAGGGTTGAATACCCAAGAATCGCCTCTTGATTTGTCTCTTGGATTTGCCTTAGTTGCTCAAAATGCAATCATTGACCAGTATGGTCGGATTGGTTCTCGCAAAGGATACTCTAAGGTAAATTCTTCTAGTGGAGCATTAGGCGCAAATGATGTGACTGTCATCAATGAGTTGGTGCAAGCGGATGGAACTTTGACTGTTGTATTTGCTGGAAATTTAAAGTTATTCAAACTTGATGGCTCTAATGCAGTATCTGAACTAACTTATGGTGGGGGTGGTACAGCACCAACCATTACCGCCAATGCTTGGCAAACTGCATCCTTGAATAGCATCACATACTTCTTTCAGTCAGGCTTTGACCCTCTGATCTTTGACCCTACCATCTCAACAACGACATTTAGACGGGTATCTGAGAAGACGGGATATGTAGGTACTGTGCCTAATGCAAACATTGTGATTTCTGCTTTTGGCAGATTATGGGCGGCAAACACAACGAGCAACAATGCAACTGTTTTCTTTAGTGATTTGATTTCAGGCCATGTATGGTCTACAGGCACTGCTGGTTCATTGAACGTAAACAATGTATGGGTTAATGGTGCTGATGAGATTACTGGACTAGCAGCACATAACGGGTTTCTGTTTATCTTTGGCAAACGTCAAATATTGATTTATTCAGGAGCTACAACTCCATCGACAATGGTTCTTAGTGATACTGTTGAAGGTATTGGATGTATTGCTAGAGACAGTATTCAAACAACTAGCACTGATGTTATTTTCTTGTCAAACAGTGGTGTTAGATCACTGATGAGGACTATTCAGGAGAAGTCATCTCCTGAGCGTGATTTATCTAAGAATGTTCGTAATGATTTGATGAGTGCTGTTTCTGGTGAAACTGCATCAAATATTAAGGCCATATATTCAGAAACAAATGCACTTTACTTGTTAAATTTACCAACATCAAAATATGTTTATGCGTTTGATACAAAAGGAATCATGCAAGATGGTTCTTCTAGGTCAACGATTTGGGACAGTATTGAGCCAACATCTTTTTGTGCAAGACGTAATGGTGATTTGTTGATTGGCAAGAATGGGTATATTGGGAAATATGGAACATACTTGGACGATGCGACATCCTATAGGCTGGCATACTATACAAACAATTCTGACCTTGGTGATATAAATGTCACCTCTATTTTGAAGAAGATAAAGGTTATTGTTGTTGGCGGTTCTAATCAATTGGTAACATTAAAGTGGGGATATGATTTCACAGGAAATTATTATTCATCACAAGTAAATATACCTACTCAAACAACTGCTGAATATGGTACTGCTGAATATGGTGCAAATGCCACAGTAGTAGCATATTACACATCTGGAGTTGCATTAACAACAATAGAAACAAATGCAACTAGCAAGGGGAAAATTGTTCAAATAGGGGTTGAGATGGATATAAACAACAGTCAGTTATCCATTCAAAAGATTGAACTTCAAGCCAAAAATGGCAAGATTGCATAGGGGAAAAAATGTCAAATTACACGCAAACAACAAATTTTGCAACCAAGGATGCACTGGCATCTGGTAATCCTTTAAAGATTGTTAAAGGTACTGAGATCAATGTTGAGTTTGCAAATATTGCAACTGCGATTGCTACAAAATTAGATGGTGGTGGATCAATAGATAACACCCCTATTGGTGCAAATACCCCAAGTACAGGAGCATTTACAACACTATCTGCTACAGGTGTGACCACTTTAAGCAATGCTGTGTTGCCTGTTATTGACAACATCAAATTGGGCTATACCACTACGGCAACAGCCGCAGGAACAACAACACTATTGTTGGCAAGTAATAACCAACAGTTTTTTACTGGATCAACAACTCAAACAGTTGTTTTGCCTGTTACTAGCACTCTTGTACTTGGACTTAGTTATTTGATTGTCAACAACTCAACTGGAGTTTTAACTGTTCAATCAAGTGGTTTAAACACAATAACATTGATTCCTGCTGGTGCTGCTGTTAGATGTACTTGTATTCTCATTACAGGAACAACTGCTGCAAGTTGGTCGTTTGCATTTGAGAGCAGTTCAAACATACCTTATAAGCAAATTCCGACAATAACTGCAACTGTTGCGACAAATATATTGACATTGGGATTAAATCCCTGCTCATTAGATTTCAGATCATCTACTGCATCTTCAGGACACAACAACAAGAAACGTCACTGCTGCTATTTCAATGACTGTTTCCAATGGCTCTACGCTTGGTACAGCAAGCGGAATACTAGCTAAATTGGCCGTCTTGGCTATAGACAATGCTGGAACAGTTGAATTAGCTGTTGTGAATGCAAACGCTTATGGGTTGTTAGATGAGCGTGTTTTGATTAGTACAACTGCTGAAGGTGGAACTGGTACAGCAGATAGTGGAACAGTAATTTACTCAACAACTGCAAGAACTTCTGTTCCATTTAGGATTGTTGGATACGTTGAGTCAACACAAGCAACTGCTGGCGCATATGCAACATCACCATCTAATATTGCAGGAATGGGTGGTGCAATTGTGCCTCAACCAAATCCAGTAATTACCTCTGGTACTGCTGTTTCAACCGCAACCTGTTCATTTACGGGTGTAATATCTACAACTACTTTAACTGCTTCTGCTGTTACAGGAACAATTGCGGTAGGTCAACTTATTACTGGAACAGGTGTAACTGCTGGCACAACAATTGTAGCTTTAGGTACAGGTACGGGTGGCGCAGGAACTTATATAGTTAGCGCATCTCAAACAGTTGGCTCTACAGCAATCACAGTAGTTGGATTGGATTTTTACAACATCCCGTCATGGGTGAAGCGAATAACTGTGATGTTTACCAGTGTAAGTACAAATGGCGTTTCGCCTTTGATTATTCAATATGGTGTAGGTGGCGCACCAGAAACGAGTGGGTATCTTGGCGGGTCAAATAGTAGAGGAGGCGAAACAGCAGCTACAAATGGATTTCTTTTAAACAGAGTTTCTATTGCCACTAATAAAGTAACAATTCTTGCGACTATTTGTTCCTTTGGCTCTAATATTTGGGTTGGTTCAAGTATATTGGCAGAGCAAGCAAATGATACTGGCACTTTTTCAGCTTGCGAAAAAACTTTAGCTGGCACATTAAATATGATTCGCATCACTACTGTCGGGGGTGTAAATACCTTTGACTTTGGTAATATAAACATTCTTTACGAGTAAACATCATGACACACAGAATCGTAGTTAATTGCGAAACAGGCATAGTGACTCAAGTGGAGTACACCGCTGAAGAACAAGCAGTGCATGATGCGGCAGTAGCAGCGCAAGCACTTGCAGAGGCGGCAGCCATTCAACAAGAACAAACAAATGAATCAGCCTGAAATCATCCATCACTTTTCTGATGGTTTGTATGCCAAGGAGTCAATGTTCCCTGCTGGAATGTCTATCCTAAAACATACCCATAACTTCAGCCATTTATCGATATTAGCTATGGGTAAGGTGGTGGTGTTAAAGGGTGAAGAACTTGAGATTGTTGAAGCTCCTGCTTGCATTGAAATTAAGGCTGGCTTGACGCATGGCGTTAAGGCAATAACAGATTGTGTTTGGTTTTGTATTCATGCTACTGACGAGAAAGACCCGTCTAAGGTAGATGAAATTTTGATTAAGGGAGATTGATATGCCATTTACAGCAGCATTAGTAATGGGAGGAGCATCGCTATTAGGTGGCGCAATGCAAGGGGATGCCGCAAGAAGTGCGGCTCGTACTTCAGCCGATGCTCAACTAAGGGCGGCACAGATTGCAGCGGATGCGGCAAAGTTTCGTCCTGTTGGCATAACCACTCGCTATGGTACATCTAACTTCCAGTTTGACCCTAGCGGTTATGTATCTGGTGCTGGTTACGAGGTCAGTCCTGAGTTAAGGTCTTACCAAGACCGTCTACAGGCTCTTACAGGCGGCGCATTATCTGATGCTGAATTAGCTAGAACGCAATATCAACCTTTGCAAACTGGTGCTACAGGACTGTTTAATCTTGGTCAGCAGTATCTTGCACAATCTCCTGAACAGGTTGCGGCTCAATATATGCAACAGCAACAGGACTTGCTTGCTCCTAGCCGTGAACGATCAATGGCTCAATTGCAGAACCAGTTGTTCCAACAGGGTCGTGGTGGTTTGTCTGTTGGTGCTACAGGTATGCGTCCTAGCGGTGCGGCTGGCTTTGGTGCTGCCTCTCCTGAGATGGAAGCGTATTACAACGCTATGGCTCAACAAGATGCTCAGTTGGCGGCTAATGCTCAACAGGCTGGTCAACAGAATGTTGCGTTTGGTGCTGGATTGTTTGGTAGTGGTTCTCAGTTGATGGGTCAGTATCAAGCTGGTCAAGTCAGTGCATTGAACCCGTTTACAACGTATTTGGGTGCTGGTTCTACTCTTGAGCAACTTGGACAACAGCCTTTGGATATTGGCGCACAGTTGGGTGGTCGTGCCGCTACTGCAGGGTCT